TTGGGGCACTTGCAGCTCCAAAAGCTACAATAGTTCCTGATGGAAGTAGTTCTATACCACCTGCAGCTGAACCGTCATGTAGTATAAGAGCATCGGTATCAGTATCAACTGTAATTTCTCCGACTGCTCCTGTAAATGAATTATTTTGAGACGTTGTACCACGTCTAAATTGTAATTGAGTTGGCATTTCTCATTCTCCTTAAATTAAGATAAAGCACCTAAATCTTCTGTATCCACTGAACCTGTAGGTTGGGATAACATATCAAAAGTTGTCAAACCTGCTGTAACTTGTCCAAACGCATCAGTTGATGAATTAGCTGAATCTAACAACCCATAATCACCTGTAGGAAAAGCTGTAACTGATGAACCGACTGATTGTCCTGATCCATCAGCAAAAATTATTTGTCCTGCAGTTAGTCTTAAATTACCGTTAACAACTAACGCGTCGGTAGCAGCAGGATTAGTATTTGCAATCGCTAGGTATGTGCCGACAAAAGCATTTCCTGCTATTCCTACATTAGCAGTTACGTCAACATTACCTGTAACTTTGGCTCCGACAGCAGATGTTTCGAACTTCTTAATGTTGTTATGATAAAGTTCTGCTGAACCACCATCAGTAAACACAGCAAGAGTTTCGCTACCTGAACCATTTCTCAAGTTTAAGTTAGTAGAATCGATAAATAAATTTCCACTACCTTGTTCTTGTATAACACTATGGTTTGGGTTGTGAAAAATTCTTAAATCACCACCAGCACCTGCAATAAACTGACCGTTGTCACCTACATGAACATTACCAAAATTAGTGCCATCACCAACCGTTACAGTGGCGTTAGCGGCTACTTCTAACTTGTCCCTGGCATCTATTCCTAAACCGCCCATAAAGGCTGACAGTTTTGTGCTCATTGCGTTCCTTTCATACTCGTATATCTGAGTATATCAAAATTTTTTCGGTTGACCAAACTATTATGTTAAAGCACCTAAATCTTCTGTTGCTAAAGACCCTGACGGGGTTGTTAACATATCAAAAGATGTTAAACTACCTGTAGTTTGACCAAAAGAATCAGTAGCAGTGTTGGCATTATCTAACAAACCATAATCACCTGTAGGAAATGATGCAACAGAAGCTCCAGCTATACCTGCAGCTAGTGCTGCTAAGTTACTGTTAATGTTTTGATCTATTCCATCCAAATGACCAATTTCAGTTGAAGTAATTGCACTAACTTCTATTTTACCTCCGCTACCAGACACGAGAGCTCTTGAGGCAGTAAGATCAGAAGTAGTAACTGTTGAAATAGCTCCCGCTATGTTATTTGTTCTTCTTGTTTCTGCACCAGTGAATTGTGTTTGAATAGCACTTGTAACACCATCTAAGTGTCCTAGTTCAGTTGAGGTAACTGCTGATACGGCTACTTTACCAGAGCTATCAGAAACTAAAGCTCTTGAAGCAGTTAAATCAGCATCGTCAATTGTGGTAGCAGCTCCAGTTATCGTAGCTTGCTTAGCGTCTAGCTGAGTTTGTATTGCACTAGTAACTCCATCAACATGGTTAAGTTCTGTTGCAGTGGCTGTTACATCCGTGCCACCTATCTCTAATGTCGTTGTTTTTAATTCACCTGTAACTGTTGCACCAGTAGATGTGGTTTCAAACTTTTTACTGTTATTGTGATAAAGTTCTACTGCACCATCATCTATAAATTTAGCCATGGTTTCACTTGTTCCCAAGATATCAACCTGAGAGCCACCTATTTTTAAATTACCAGTGCCACCATCTGTTATGTAACTATCAGAGCCATCGTGATAAATCTCTAAATCGCCATCATCACCAAATTTTGCCTTTACATCATCACTAAATGTAATGTTTCCATTGGCTATATCATCTTGATTACTTCGTAAGAACGCACTCGAATTTATGCCATCGAGTTTATCAGCATTTAAATTTGTTACTTTTGTAGTCGATGAGACAGTAAACGGAGCAGTGCCAGTAGCCACAGTTGATGTAATGGAAGTAGCAGTTAAGTCACCAGTATTTGCTGTACCTCTAACATCCAACAAGTGACTTGAAGTTGCAGTGGCATCACCAATGATAACGTTTCCACCTTTTCCTCCAACTGATCTAATAACTACATTTGCAGGAGTTCCAAGACTTATAGTGTCAGTAGCAGGAAGAGTATTACCTCCCACACCAAAACCTTTTCCAATGGTTGCATTACCAGTGATAGTTAAATCATCAGAAATTGTAGCAGTTACAGTATTAGCATTTCTCCTAGACTCTACAGCATCAATTTGAGTTTGAATCGCGCTAGTAACTCCGTCTAGATGACCAAGCTCTGTAGAGGTAACGTCTGATACGGCTACTTTACCAGAACCACTTGATACTAAAGCTCTTGAGGCAGTTAAGTCAGCATCATCAATAGTGGTTGCAGCACCTGTGATAGTGGCTTGTTTACCATCTATTTGTGTTTGTATAGCCCCTGTGACACCATCTAAATGCCCTAACTCTGTAGAAGTAACTGCGGATACCGCTATTTTACCAGAACCACTTGATACTAATGCGCGAGAAGCTGTTAAGTCTGTATCATTAACTGTTGAAATCGCTCCATCTACATTAGAACCTATTAAATTATCTAATGTAGCACCATTTTGGGTAATAGTTGTAGCATTAAGAGTAGTTGCGTTAGCCATGCCCACTATAAGATTAGCAGCACTTACAGGTGATAGTGCAGTATTTGATTTTGGATCTTTTGTATCTGATAGTTTAAAAGTTGTAGCAGACTCATCGTAAAAGAAAGCTGCATTACCTTGGTTACCACGATTAAATAACATACCCACGTCACCACTTGGTGAGCCTGTAACTCCATCAGCAAGCATAATCATGCGATCTTCAACATCAAGGTTTGTTGTGGATACTGTTGTTGTATCTCCGTTAACTGTTAAGTTACCTGTAACAACTAAATCGTCACTCATATTAACTTGACCAGTAAAGGTTGCGCCTGCTAAAGCTGCTTTTCCATCTAGTTGAGTTTGAATAGCTCCTGATACTCCATCTAAATGCCCTAATTCCGTAGCTGTAACGTCTGAAACAGCAACTTTGCCTGAACCGTTAGTTACCATAGCTCTTGAAGCTGTAAGGTCAGAAGTGGTAATCGTTGACACTGCGCCAGCTATGTTAGCTGCACGTCTAGTCTCAACTGCGGCTGCATTCGAGCTTACCGTATTTATGTTTGCATCTAATCTAGTAAAAGTAACAAAGTCATTTGAAGCTGAATCTGTAGTAGCAATTTTAGAATCTATTTGCGTCTGGATTGCTCCTGTAACCCCATCTAAGTGACCAAGCTCCGTTGCAGTAACATCTGATATAGCTATTTTACCTGATCCATTTGTTACCATAGCTCGAGAAGCTGTTAAGTCACCAGTCAAAACTGTTGAAATAGCGCCAGCAATATTTGCTACACGTCTAGTTTCAACTCCAGCTGCGTTATCACTCACAACATTGAGGTTAGCATTTAATCGTGTTTCTGTATCTGATGCAGTGCCAACAGTAGCTGATGCTACGTTATCTTGAACTAAATTTATATTTGCGTTTAATCTTGTGAAAGTTATAAAATCGTTTGAAGCTGCTGATAAGGAATTAGCATTTATTCTTGCTTGTAGCGCTGTGTCTTCAGAGGTGAGAGCAGTAACGTTAGTTGTTAATCTAGCTTGTAATGCAGTATCTTCATTTGTAAAAGAGGTAACGTTTGTAGTTAGCCTTGATTGTAACGCTGTGTCTTCATTTGTAAATGTGGTTACATTTGTAGTTAGCCTTGCCTGAAGAGCTGTGTCTTCATCTGTCATTACAGTAACATTTGCAACTCTTCTAGCCTCAACTGCTGCAACATTATCTTGTACAACATTGATATTAGCATTAAGTCTAACATCCTCTGCAGTAAATGCAGTTACATTTGTAGTGAGTCTGGTTTGAAGGGCTGTGTCTTCTGTGTTCATTACATTTACATTAGCAACTCGCCTAACTTCAATGGCGTCTGCGTTTGCATCTAGCACATTGATATTAGCATTAAGTTGTGTAAATGTGATAAAGTCATTAGCTGCTGCAGTTGCGGCAGTTAAATCAGAAATTGTGATTTTTTTAGTTTGATCAGCATTAATGTCTACAATAGGTAACACATCAACAGATGCTACATCTGATGCCGACAGGGCGGTTAGATCAGTAATCTTTACATTAGCCATACAAAATTCCTTTTAGATACAATACCTAGTTTAGATCATTTAAACACATTGTACACAAGGTGTCCAACTAAAAATGTTTATCTGAATTGCTTTTGTGTTATGAGTGTCAAACCGTCTTGAGTTAGTAATCCTTGAGCATTTTCTGCAATGAGACGATCACCTGTGGTTTCAAAATCTTGCTCTATCACCATGAGGTGTAATGGATTTTGTAAAGTTATAAAGTTTCCATCTTGAGTTATTAAAGGATCTTTAGTTACAACAAAATCAGCTGAAACGTCTGCTTCTTGAGTAACAAAAAATTCACCACGTTGAGAAATGATGGAGTCTAATGATTGGGTTAAAATACGAAACCCATCATCCGTTGTTACGTCTGCAAATATTCTTTTGATGGAGCTGAGGGATAACCCTAACCTCAACTTAGGCATCTTTAATCTCTTTCGGAGATGAACAAAGTTCCTGAAGTGGAGTTGCCAATGACTGCTACAAAACGATCATTGTTTTCTGATACAACTTCGGGACCAAGTGATACATCATATGGCACGGTTTTAGGTAAAAAATGTGAGTTGGTGGTGTTGGCTGATACAGAATCTGATTCTCCAGTTTCAAAAAATGCGTCTTCAGTAGAATAAAGCGTTACAACTCGAACAGAGTTGGAAATGCGTGGAGAGGCATTAGAGGTTGATGTGGTAAACGGAACTTGGTGTCCCCCATTTGGTCTAAATCCTAATACGGGAATCGGTTCGTTGGCATTATCTTTAGGTTGTTGACTCATATTCTATTTCCTTTGGTCTACCAGCTGGACGCGGTCTTAACTGTTCAGCATCATTTACAATTAATGATACAATCAGTATTGCAGATATCAAGATTGTTGTCATTTTATTTTTTCTTAAATGCAATATCACGTCTCTCTTTTTTCTGCCACATTCGAAGCATTAACAGTTGTTGATATTGCACCATTTTGTTTCTTGCTAAAGCGTTTTGATCATATCTTCGAGCCACAAAGTGAATAAAACAATCATCATCACAGTCATAAGGTCTTCGTGACCACAGTAAATATTTTTTTAAGTTGAGAGCTGTGTGTCCAAATTGATCAATCCAAACTCCAATAAAATTTTGATCATAGATGGGAAAGTCGGGTCGCTTAAAATTCCAAAGAGCCACAAGATAGTTTATTATATCATTTCGCTCTGGCCAAGATAAATGAGATTGATCAATCATCCATTGAGCCATTTCACCAACGCGAGTTCCAAAAAACAAGCCGCCTTGAGGAAATGACATGGTTATGTTGTCATAATCTTTTTGTCTGTTTTCAATGGTAAAGCCTGATTGCCATTCAAACTGTGGATTGCCTTGCACAATTATATCAGTATCCACCCACATTAGAGAGTCGTATCCTTTAGTAGCTTCAATCCATTCAAACTTTTGAAAAAATAAATGAGGAACGTCTTTCATTCCAAATCTGTTTTCAATAGTTCCAGGAGCTGTATCATACCAGATGTAATCAACGTCATTTTTAGCACACCACTCTTTAACAGTGCTAATACACTTTGCCATCCACCAAGGGACAACTCCTACATATGCTTGAATTACAGCTCGCCGCACGGGTCACCCATCGTTGATAACGTAGCGCGAAGCGCTCGCCGATTTTTTTGCCTCATTCCATGAGATCCTTCATAAGTTTGTCATAATTGTTAACCTGGATCGCAACTTGTGGACCTTGAGCTGCCTTTGGTTTCAGCGACGTCTCCACCTCTTGTAAATGCTTCATCCAATCAAGCAGATCTTTTTTGGAATAGATGCCTGTCTCGACCGCTTCTTGAATTTTTTGATCAATCACCTGATTAATTAAATTGATTCGCTTGATGCGATTCAAGTATCCTTGAGTAGCAAATACGCTATCAATATAATTTTTAACTTCTTTCTTTTCAATCACTGAGGTCACACGGTCTTCCGAGATTCCATATTCATCTGCCAGCTCGGTCACACCTTTTCCGCTAAGATAGTCGTTTGCCAAAGCTAAAACCACTGGGTCAAGCGCTGGAGCCTCAAGTGTTTTGTTTAAGGCGTCTACTGACGTGGTAATCGCTGTATTTTGTTTTGTCATACATTCACCTCGTATGCTATTTGCACTTCTAAATCTGCAATGCCGTATGGCGCGAAAAGTCCTTCGTCAGTGCTAAAAGTGGTCACACGCGCTTCCTCCACTTCAAACTCGCGGGCGGAGGCCGCAAACGTGTCTACCGCGCTATCTATTTCTTCACCTAAATCTTCTGTTACGTTAATAATCTCGCTACCATCTCCGTCAAAAGCATATGCACGCATTTGTATGGCAAACGTGGCGATTTTTCGCCCAGCCCCTCTATGGTCTCTTGCTTCAGATCGAGGAATCATGGTCAACGCTGGAAAATCATTCACTTCGTCTAAAACATGATAATTACGTGAGATGTTGTCCTCAAGGATTGAGGTATTGCTTGCTAAGTGCGATATGAGTGCATTAATTATTTGTGTTCGTCTTGTGGCCATACTCTATCCATCATTTCTACTAGACTAGTAACACCCTGAGTCATTTTTACAAACCCAGGCAAACTTTTTCTGTTATTTCTAATCCATCTAATGATATACTTTTTACATTGTTTATCTGATACAATCAAAAAATTATCATCAAACCACTCTCTAGTAGAATCTATGCTTGGAATTTCAAATTCTAAAAAATCGTTATACTCTAACTGATTATTATTAGCTTGCCAAGATGGGTGAACAGGTGATTCAATAGGTAAGCACTGCATGCCATCATCGTCAATTGGAACTCCATCTCTGTCATATTCTACAGGAGGTTTCCCGTTCCAAAAATAATTACCAGATTCATCATCCTCATTTACGCTGTTCCAAATTAGCAGCCCGTATTTGAATTTTTGCATTTTCCCCTATAAAAATTTTTTCAATTCGGTTCTAAATCACTTTTAGATTTCAAGTCTATATTACTCCTCCCTTTAAGGGTTGTCAAGTGAATACGTGTTTTTTGAATAACATCGGGTCGAGGCCGTGTGAGTGTGCGCTGCGATATACAAACGACGCAAGTCTTACTAACCGCCCTACACCTGCGGCAGATACTTAACAAGTTAATTAAATAAATCAATTATTTTATACATAAGGGGTTGACTCGTAAGCTGAAATATGCAATTATAATATTATAAGAACAACAGAAAAGGAAAAAAAAAATGGAACTTTATATTTTTACAATGACACTATTAGTTGCAACAGCAATCGTATACATGATCTACAACGGAACAAGAGGATAAAATGAAAACAGAATTATTTAAATATTTTATGGAAAACGATAGCACTTTATATGTTGGAGATTTTGAAACTGCATATAAAAATTTTGCAAACTATCCAAGAATTTCAGAAATGATGGCTGAAGATTTTTATGCTAATCAAAGAAAGACTAAAAAAATGCCAACTGGTTTTAAAGGATATGACTTAGAAGATTTTACAGAAATTAAAACTGCAACTAGATCATGGGATCGAAGTAAAGACAAGTATGCTACAAGCATTAAAATAGATGGGTTAGCTAATAAAGACGAAGCAAAACTAATTATCATAATATACAATGATACAAGGTCTAGAACAATAGAAGAGGTAAGAGTTACACCTGATGATATAAGAAATGCAGATGGATCAATGCCAAACTATATTGTTATATCAGATCCTTTCAAAGCAAATTTTGCAGACAAAATAAAAATCTTAAAAACATACTAAGCGTAATGAGAATGATAATCATTCTCAAAACGCGCCAGCGAGAACAAAACGTGAACGCGTCAATGGCCCACGTGGCCCCCGCCGTCAAAATTTTGACACTTTAAGTCCTTGATATTGCTGGACAAATTAGTTTCATTTGAAACAACTTTTTTTCTAAGTCATTGATTTTAAAGGATAATTAATTAATTAACTTGTTAAGTAAGCCCTTGCAATATTGGTTGAAAGGTATTATATTAGTTATATAAGATAAAGAAAGGTTAATATGATTAAACAAATTTCAATATTCGATTTAGACGGAACTACAATAGACAGTTCACATAGACAAGTTACAGATTCAAAAGGCAATCTTGATTTAGCTAAATGGTTTGAAAATTCAACTCCTAGCAAAATTTTCAAAGATAAAGTTTTACCTTTAGCTAGTCAAATTAGACGCAGAAATAAAAAAGGCGATTATACTATTGTGCATACTGCTAGAAATATGAGTTTTGCAGATTATGAATTTTTGATGGAAAATGGCATTTGTCCAGATAAGATTATTTCAAGACCTAAAGGCAACATGGTTGCTGATGGTGTTTTAAAAAGAAAACAACTTTCAAGTTTGTTTAACTTAAAGCCTTTTAAAAAAGCTAACAAGGTTATGTTTGACGATAACAAGGAAGTTAAAGCCGAAGTTTCAAAAATCGGTGTTCAAGTTTTCAATCCTAATAAATTAAATGAAAGGTTAAAATAATGTTACAAGTTTTACTAGAATTATTTTTATTCGCTGTTTTAATGTTACAATTCGCTTTTATATATATAATTTTTGCATAGGGGGTTTTTATGAGAATTATAGCTAAAATATCAATTATTCTTTTTGCTTTGGCAATGTTACCAATAGCAGAAATAATTTGGAATACTAACGCAATGAATCCATTTTATATTAAAGAATGGCTTGTTGTTAGTTTGTTAGTTTCATCTGTTACTTTTATTTGGTTTGCAATTTTTGAGGTTTAATATGTTTGGAATATTTGGAAGTTTATTGATTGTTTTACAAATGGCTTTATTGTCTTTTGACTTTCCAAAAGATTACGTTTTAACTGTTTCGCTTTTGGCTTGTTCATCTTGGACTATTCATAGTTTACAACATAAAGACAACAGTTTATTATTTACTAACTTTGTTGTTATGGGTTTTTCTACATGGGGTTTATTATCATGAGTAAGATAGATATAATTAATAAAATGGATAAATTCGCACTTACAAAAATTCCAACACTAACTAAGGCTAGAATGTTATTTTGGAATAGGCAACGAATCGCTAGGGTGTATGTTTGTTTAAAATTAAACTATGAAAGAACACATAGAAAAATAAACATACTTTAAAAATCGGTTTCGCGATTCGTGAAATCGGCGCCAGCAGAACGGAAGTGGGCCCCATTTGTGGCCCTGGGGCCATGGCCCCCCGCGGCTAACTCATTGAAATCATTGACTTTTTTAGTTTCATTTGGAATAAACTTTTTTACTAAGTCCTTGTTTTTAAAGGATAATTAATTAGTTAACTTGTTAATTAAGCCATTGACTTTTACTGACGGAATGATTATATTAATATTATAAGGAGTTTTAAATATGACTAAATTAGACAACTTAATTAGACTTAATCAACTAGCCGAGCAAGTCCACAAGCAAGGTAGCAAGGTTGCTGTTTTGCTTGAGGGTAGAGATGGTGCTGGAAAAAGTGGTACTATCAGAGATTTTACTCAATACTTACCACCTTACACATATTCAGTTGTTCCATCATTTATGCCGACTAAAAAACAAATGGCAAGTTGGCTTAAGTCTTGGGAAATACTAATGCCTAAAAAAGGACAGATAGTTTTTTATGACAGATCGCATTATTCAAGAGCTTTACTTCAGCCAATAATGGAATGGTGTTCACAAAAGCAATATGAAAATTTTATGAACAAGGTTATTGATTGGGAAATTTTTCAAGGTGTTCACTTTGTTAAATTATGGTTATCAATCTCAAGAAAAAATCAAGATGTAAGATTAAATTCAAGAGAAATTGATCCATTAAGGTATTGGAAATTTTCATCTAATGACAGAAAATCATTATCAGCTTTTGACAAGGTTACACTTCACAAAGAAGATATGTTCAACGAATGTCCAAAATGGTTTTCAATAGATTACAACGATAAGCCACAAGGCAGACAAGATGCTTTACAGATTTTAATTAACGAATTGGAGAAAATATAAAATGAAAGAATTTATTGTATTTATGGCAATCTTAACAGGTAGCAACAATTATGAAAATACTACTTTTGAACACAATTTCAGCGATTGGGAAACTTGCAAAGTTTTTCAAGAAATGGTTCATTCAAAATATAAGCAAGAATATAAAAACGTAACAACAGATTGTTTTATTGTTGTTAATAATACTATGTCAATTCACTCAACCAAAGAAAATTAAGAAAGGATATAAAATGAAATTTGATTTTGGAGAAACAAAAAATTTACCACCTATTTGGAAAACAGATTCTAAAAAGGAAAAATTAAGAAAATACGTTGAAATAGCAAGAGTTTATTTAAAACAATATGATTTAAAAAGCGTAAATAAAACTTTAACAACAATAGAGGAGCTATATAATGCTAATAACTAAATTTTCACCTATCTCTATGAAAGATCATTCTAGAGAAATCCCTGTAACACAGGAACAATTAGACGCTTGGAACTCAGGCGTTTTAATTCAAAACGCCATGCCTAACATCTCAGCGGATGATAGGGAGTTTCTCATGACAGGCATAACGCCTGAAGAATGGGACAACCATTTTTCTGACGAGGGTTAAAACCCTCGCAGATGCGAATGAGAATCGGTCGCAAAACGCGCCACTAGGGCCCCATAAAATAGGCCCCAGGGGCCCCCGCCAGCTAACCCTTTGTTTTAAAAGGGTTTTTTAGTTTCAGATGAAACAAACTTTTTTGCTAACTCATTGATTTCATTGAATAAAAAAGAACTTAACACGTTAACTAACTCATTGACTTTTGCTCAATTAATACTTATATTAGTTATATAAGAAACAAAAAGAAAGGAATCTTATGAATACAAAATTTAAAATTTACTCTGCTGGAAAAGTCTGGCACAATACCAAGTTTCAAGAAATGAGAAACAAAGGTTTTAATATCAATGCTCGTTGGATAGATTTAGACGATAATCACCCAATAGTATTACATGACAAGCCAAGACTTTGGCAGATTTGTTATGAAGATGTTAGAGATTGTGATTATGTCTTGTTATATTGCGAAGATATGAACGAAGAGCAAAGAGGTGCTTTAGTTGAAATCGGCATGGCTTTTGCTTTCAACAAGCCAGTTTATGCAGTTGGAACTTGTAAGACAATTCAGCCTAACAAGATTTCAGATGTTGCATTTACTCACTTTCAAAATTTTCATTGGGTAGATGAATCTGACCTTTTAAAAGGTTTTCAAAAGGTGGAAAAGATCCACGCTAATTCATTATTAAAGAAAGTAGGTTAAAATGGCTGAATTTTCTAAACTATGGAATAACCATTATAATGATGCTCATTTATATGTTATGGGACATGAAGATTTTCCAAATGCTCACAAGATTGGTATTTCAACTTATCCAACTCAAAGATCAAAAGATATTGATGAGAAAATTATTTTAAAGCAGACATTTAAAAAATTGGGTAATCGTGATTTTGCAGAATTGATTGAACACTTAGCCCAAATGTATGCACTTGTTAAGTATGGTCAATTTGAGCCTATCAAATATGACAGATACAAAAAAGAACTTTGCTCAAGTGGGCATAGCGAATGGTTTAACTGTTCCCATGCTCAAGCGTCTGGCTGTATTGCTCAAGCCTATAAAAAAGTTTATGCTTTGAATTTTGATAAGTTAGCACTTGCTAAAGAATGTATTTCATATTCAAGAAATAAAGGTATTGAGATTCCAGACGATATGGCAAGATGGAAAGTTAATTGCCAATCCTATATTTATGAAACCGAAAATTTCGGTTTTGAATCTGAAGAAATCGCCCTGCCTTAACAGGTGGGCGATTCGCCCTTGACTTCGCGAAAAATTCGGGCCCTTTACATTTGAAAGAAAAGGGGCCCTCGGCCCCCCGCCGCTAAGTTATTGATTTTAAACGATAAATTAGTTTCAAATAAAATAAACTTTTTTGCTAAGTCATTGATTTTAAAGGACAATTATTTAGTTAACTTGTTAACCAAGTCATTGACTTTTGGGGTTGAAATGCTTATATTAGTTATATGGTTAACAGAAAGGAAAAAATTATGAAACAGCCAAATTATACAGCTTCAATGACTGCTCAAATCATTGACGATTATCAAGCCAACAAATCAGTTGAAGAGATCGCATCTTCAATTGGTAAATCAGTAAGATCAGTTAGATCAAAATTGGTTCGTGAGGGTGTCTATGTCGCCCAAGAAAAAAAGACTTCAAGAAAGTCTGACGAGCCAACAAAAAAAGAGTTATTAAAGACTCTTGATGGGTTGGTTGATTTTCCAACTGTCGGACTTTTGGGAGCTACAAAAGTTTCCATTATGGACTTGATTACTGCTTTTGAAAAAAAGCAATAATTTTTGGACTTGGGGGTTGAAAAATAAATTTCAATCCCCATATAAATAATATAAGGAGATTTTATTATGAACAAAAAAATTATTAGATCAAAAGTAACTTTGGCAACTTTGCACAATCGCAGAGATTTTGGCAAACGATTTGCAACATTAGATAAATTTGCAAAAGCCAATAAACCAAAAGAGAAAGGCAAACAAAATGCTTAATAATGAAATCTTACGCAACGCGACAACGCATTATGCAAAAACTCATGACTTAAAAAATTTTAAGTATGACGGCTTAAAAGGTGTTGTCGCTTTTGATTATTATTGTCATGCTAATCCTGAATTTGAATTAGAACTTGGCTTGGCTTATTTAGACCATATTAACGGTATCGCTACAATTTACCCAACTATAGAAGGAGATTTTTATGCCTAAAAAATTTGATCCAGCAACTGAGGGTTGCGCTGACTGCGAATATATCGCAAAAGAAACTGAGGGCGATATAACAATTTGCCCTGAATGCTCAGGCGAGGAAAACGATGGGCAGCCTGATTGGTATCAGGAATGGGAGGACTTCGGCGAAGTTTACGACGATAGCTACGATTATTAAAATCGCGGCTTTCGCGCTTTTCTCTTGACACGGCGCAAAAATTGG